GTTAGCGGGAGCGTTTTAGACATGGCATCCCACTTCCATGCATCTTCTACCTGTCGCTTGGTATCATTCACAAACTTGCCAATGAGCAGCGAATAGGCAGTGGCGGATACAGAAGCCACAGCATCCTCACGAAGTCTGGCTAATACTGAATTAACAACTTGTAGGTACGTCATTGCTGTTGCTCCTGCGTTGTTTGTTCGTCCATGCCCTTATAAGACCTAGCTGCCCCAGACTTAACATCTTGCATAAGCATGTCAGCGAAATTTAATCCGGCCTTTTTGCTATATTCTGCAACATCGTTAGCCATCTTCTGCAGGTCCATTTTATCAACTCTCGGCTGTACAGCCTTAAACAATAAAGCGGCCTCTTTCGGATCAAGCAGGATGCGCTTCATATCTTTATCGACAGATTCATTAACCCTGCGATTAAGGAACTTGCTCATCAGGGAAGTGAAAGCGTAAAAGTTGCTCATTACAGGATTCGTAATGCGGGAAATAATCATCTCAGGAGGCGCACCAACAAGTTCCTCAATCCTGCTTTTTGGAATTGAACTCAAGTTTGCCGAAACCGCACTAGGGTCATGCGTAATCCGATCAGCAATCACGGATAGTTGCCGCACCTTGTCGGCGTAAGTTGGGCCAAACACACGATTGAATGCTCTTGCTTTTGTCCTGTCTCCAAGCAACTCTAATGGCTTGCCGGACGAAAGCAAATCGTCAAGCATGAACGACCTGATTGCCTTCAGGTTGTCAGGATTCGCGCCATGCTGCTTCATAAACTTCTCAGTGAAATCTGCTGAACCGTATATGCTATTTACGATGGACTGTGCATTTTTGCCTTCAAGTTTGAGAATTCTAGCTTCTGCGGCCTTCACGAACTTGTCTCCAAGCGCAGCCTTCTGGTTCATCAACTCCTTTACGTTACCAGATGCCTTGATAACACGTTCACGAACATCTGGCAGCATCGACAGCGCATCATTCTTGTTCTTCAGCCATGCGTTTACTCTTGCAGGGTCAAGGACTCCATCCTTCACCGCAAAATTGGTCAGGTCGCTAATGAACGCCTGCTCTGCCAACTTCTTGCCGTTTTCTCCGGTTGCATCAACAAACTGAGTTAGGGTTGACTTGTTCTTTGTTAGCAAAGGAACTACGTTCTCGTCAAACTTTGCACGACCGATCATGTTGATTGTTTCTTCGTTGAACGGAAGCCCAACCTTTTGAAGATAGGTTTGATCTGCCAGGCGATACGCCGACACGAAATCGTTATCCAGCGTAGAAATGTGCTGGTTCACCTTCGATTTCAGTTCAGTCAATAGGCGGATTTCTGAATCTGTCTTGGTCTTGCGGAGTTGTGCGTTGACCTCACGTTTGAGCGAATCCAAGTCTTCAACCGTAGCACCCTTGAACGCTTCCCCAGTCTGCGAACCAATCGGCCTTCCAGACGCATCTACTAGATTTGCTCCTTCAACAATTTGTGGCTTAAATTTTGATACAATTTTTCCGTAGATTGATGGGAATGTTTTGAAAATGTCGTTAGCTTTTTCTCCAGCAACAAACTGGTAAATGTCTCCAACAGATTCGCTAGGCAGGACAATACCTTTCTGCTTTGCAATATCAAAAGCATTTGTATATAAGGGCGCTACACTTGCCCTTGCTGCGGATTCAGCATCATCTGTTACCTTGATTACTTTCGCCCCAAAATCAGCAGGATCAATTGTGTCAAGGTTTCGGCTTGCTTGAACCATCTTCCGGTCAATGGATGCTTTCTTTCTACTAACTGCGCCGCTTATATCAACATCCTTTACATTAGCGGTAAGCACTTCATCTGCAATTGATGGTTTCCCAAATGTCTTTTCTGCCTTACTGCGTAATGCCTCTTTTGCTGCTTGGAAACTTGAGTAATACGCTTCACGGAAAGTAGGGTCTTTTGCCGCCAGTTGAGCGATGTACTGGTTGATAACCGCATTGTCTTTCAGGACGGAACTTAGTGGAAGTTTCACGCCAGTAGCAGCTTGCGCGACGGCGGCTTCTTCAAGCACTTTGGCAAAGTTTGGATCAGACGCAGCAGCAGCAACAAACACATTTTCAATGTGCCTTCCGGCTTCTCTCGTTATTTGATCGTTAGGAGCAACACTAGAGAGTTGCCGATAGAGTTGTCGTACTTTTGGTGCAAGAGCTATTCCAGCATCTGAAAGCATCACTGCCGTGCGCGGCAAAGACCCGGCAACAATCGAACTAGTAGACCCGCCAATCAAAGCCCCCCCTACACGTCCAACCATAGCTCCAGTTTCATCACCAATCTTTCTTCCAGCATATTCTCCAGCAGTACCACCAGCCTCTGCTCCAGCGCCAGCGAAAAAGTTTTCAGCAGCCCTTCCTACGGGTTTTGCAATTGGCCCAAGCATACCGATTGCTTTGCTTCCAGGAAGTAAGTAACTCATAGGATCAGCAGCAGATTCAACACCAGTAGCAAGAATTTTTTCACCTATGCCTTCCGGTTGCGCGCCAGTTCCGCCAAGCATCCCAATAATCTTCTGCTCAGCTTCTTTAGCGTACTTCTGAGCGCCTGTTTGTCCTTCTCCAGTAAATGCACCCTTGAATGCGCCATAGACCTTTGATGGGAAACTAGCAAGACCTTTGCGCCCTGCTTCGGCTAAGTAACTACCTTTTGGCGTGTCACCGGCGCCGACTTTCTGATCTTTCATTGAATAGGCAATTTCAGCAAGGCGAGAAGCGTCAGCAGTTGCTCCAGCAGCATCTGCATTACGAAGTGCATCCATTACCTCTTCGTAGGTGAAATCAGACATTATTGTTGCTTCCTGTATTTGTCTATAAGCGCCTGGTCACTGATGCTTGATCCTGTATCCACGTCGAATTCAGGATAGGTAAGAAGCGTTTTTAGTTGACCCACAGTAAGTCCTGACATCTCACCTACTTTCTTCATTCTATTAAGGATTATTTGCCCTTTATTTGCAGCAACACCCTTCGCTATTTTGAGGGTTTTCACCATCTTCTGCTGTGTGTCTACGCTAGGTGTTCCAGTGAATAGTGTTGAAGTAGTGTCAACAATTCCTCCAACCATTGATGGATCAGCGCCAGCAGCAATAACCTCTGCACGAGATATAGTTCCATCGCTAAAAGCTCGCGCTAATTGCTGTTTTGCAGCATTGAACGACGAATAGTTCCCTGTCTTAATTGAATTCTGCAAAGCAGCAATAGCCATATCAGCAGCAGTAACAGTCTCAAGATGCGGCTTGATAGCCCCTTGTACTGAATTCTCAAATTTAGGAATATCAATGGCGTTTTTCTCTCCTGGCATTACAACCGTAGTTCCAGCACCTTTTCTAGACCCCTCGTCTTTTGCGGATATACGCTTACGCATTTCAGCAATAAATTCAGGACTTCCTTCAACGTATCCAGCATCAATTAATTCACGGCCTATTTGGCTAATCTTACCTTCTGGCGTCTGAGCAACAAGATCAGAAGGATTCTGGCTCAGCATATACTTCTTCAATGACTCTTGTGTGTAGTCTTTTGGGCTGATCTTAGCAAACGGACTAGCCTCTGCTTTAGCCTTATGAAGTGCGGCCTGTGCTTGCGCATTATCCAATTCAATCTTTGCTTGCTCTTCTTCCTGCTTCCTCGCCAGCATAATCAGCTTCAATGCCGTCGCCTGATCACCAGCCGCAGCAAACTGAGCAGCCTTAGCCTTGAGTCCGGCAGCAGTCGTCATGTCGCCACCGGAACCCATGATTGCTTGCTGCTGTTGTGCCTCTTGCTCCATAGGATCAACCATGCCCATCATTCCGGCAATACCACGGGTAAGTCCAGCCGCGCCCTGACCAATGCCAAATTTAGCCGCTTGGAATCCATCCATCCCGGCAACTTTTGCTGCATAGTCTTGAGATTGCTGATTACGCTGTTGCTGAATCTGGTATGGGTCTAACCCAAATAATCCAGCCACCAAGCTATTAGTTTGATCTGCCATTAGATTGCCTTTCCTGTAAATGGGTCAAATCTATACTGCCCGCTTTGCCCATATTGTCCAAGCGTACTCCCAATGTTCATAAGTCCAGTCCCTAATGGGCTATAGGCATTTGCTGGTTGCATAGTGTGTGCTGCATTAGTCATTCCATTAGCCAAAAGCAATCCAGACTGAGCATTTGCTGCTGTCCCCTTAGCACCAATGTTAATGCCTGTATCCATTGCATTCTGGCCTAATTTCTCGATATCTGCTGCCCCACCTAATGCCGTGTTATAGGGAGTGAATGCAGCGGATTGTGTCCCATACATGCTATTCAGCATATTCCCGCCAGCACTCACCATATTCCCACCAAACTTGGCGTAATCCATTCCAGCTTGAGTGGCTTTTGATGCCAGTTCCAAGTCTTGCTGTCTTAGTGTATTGTAATAGGCCGCATATTCTGGGTTTGTAGCCATTTGCCCAACATTACCACCTATTGCCAACCCGCCACGCCCCTGCGCATTCAATCGCTCCTGAATACCTGCAAGCTCATTAGCTCTCGGTGCAGCAAGCAATGCTTGTTGTTCATTCATGTACTGCTGTGCTTGTTGCTGTGGCGTAGTTGATAGGTAACTATTACCAAGCCCCATCATGGTATTTGCGGCCTGTCCCATCGGCGCTGTAGCAGCTTGTGCGCCAGTGAATTGCGAGAGCAACGGGTTGGATGCTCCCATGAGCGTATTTTGCTGGGATTTCAACTGTGGCGATAGGGAATACCCGGCACTGTTGATATTGCCGTTTGTGTCATACCCAAAGTTGGAACTGCCAAAGTTGGTTGTTACACCAACAGGCCGGAATTTAGCGGCATCGGCGGCAATCCGTGCTGCCCGCAATTGGGCATCCGCACCCGTTTGCGCTGCTCCTTTGGCGGCATTCCCCGATAGCAAGCCACCTGCGAGTTGTGCTCCACCAGAGAGTAATGCGCCTGCGCCAGAAGATAGAAAAGAAGGAACACTATCCCACCAGTTGCCG